GAGGTCTATGCAAAGCACCTCAATGGAGGCGGGAAATGAAAAAAAAAGGACAGGCTACAGATGAGAGACAAAAAATCTGGAAAGTGATAAGGGGGCTGTTGACATTCACAATTGATGATATTGTGAGGCTTACGGGGTGCAATGAGAGAAACGCATATTACTACATATGTAAACTTAATAAAGCAGGGTATTTCAGAGTAATAGACAAACAGGCTACAAAGACAAAACACCGCAGGGTTTACAGACTCATAAAAAACACAGGGCCTCTTGCACCCATTGAGACATCAGTAATATTTGACCCAAATATAAAAGAGGTGATGATAAATGAAAGAGATACTGCAAGAGGAAATACAAAAAAGAGGTAAAAAGCAGGTTGCATTTGAACTGGGGATAAGCGTTTCAACTCTCACTCTCTACATGCAGGGAAAATATCCAGCGCCAGAAAGGGTGGAAGAAAGGGCAAAAAAAATATACTCAAATGGCAGGATCCAATGTCCTGTGCTTGGTGAAATATCTCCTGCTCAATGTGCTGAAAACTACGAGCTTGCTGAGAAAGTTGGCAGGATGGTGTCAAACCCCGAAAAGCTCAAACTATACAGGGCTTGCATGAAATGCGAGATAAGAAAATGAAGATAACAAAAGGACAGATAAGAATAATTCATACACTAAAAAATAGGCTTGGCTGGGATGAGTCGCAATACAGAGGATTTCTCATGTGGAATACAGACAGATTTGTCACAAGCTCACTTGAACTGAGCTATGAAGAAGCAGAACGAATCATCATCAAAATGAGACATAAAGCAGTAATGGCTGGAGTGTGGCAGGACAGACAAAGGAAATATGATGAGCTGGACGGCAGGGAAAATATGGCAACAGCAGCGCAGCTCAGGAAAATTGAGGCAATATGGGCTGAAGTATCAAGGGCAAAGACAGAGGCGGAAAGAAAGAAGGCGTTACGGAACCTATTATGGAAGAAATTTAGAATAACGGATATAAGATTTCTGGAAGATTGGCAGGTAAGAAAAGTAATAAAAATGCTTGAGGCAATGAAGGAGAGAAAATATGGCAAGAAAAAAGAAGAAGCAACCCCCGCCGTATGAAGAAGACTATCAATTTCCAACGCATTGTGAACGATGTAAAGAGGTGCTTTTTGATGAAATTGTAATAACAGAGGAAGGGCAATACTATATGAAAAAATGCATTATGTGTGGGGCAAGATATTTCAAGAGGGAACGGCTACAAAGAAAAATTTGTTATGAATGTGGCAGAGAATTTTTCGTAAAGAGCATGAAGCAAAAACTATGCAATGAATGCATGAAGAAAAAAACGAACAGAAAAATAGAAAAAATATGTTTTCACTGCGGTAAAAAATTTCTGGGATTCGCAAAAACAAAATACTGCGAAAAATGTCGTCCTCAGATATTATCTGAAAAATCAAAAGAATATAGGAGGAAGAAAAATGTCTGTATGTCTGTATCGTAAAAAGTGCTATGGTGCACACTTCTGCACCATTACAAAAACTCATTGCGGGGTATTTACCCTGCTAAAATGTATATGGGAGGACTTATGGAAAGGACAAAAAAAGAAAGATATAAGAACAAGCTTCTGCGGGTAATGGTAAAACACATAGGCAAGACAAACAGCATCAGCATGTCAGCACTTTATGAGGCGGTATTTGGAGAACCCTGTCGCGACAAAATCAACGAAACACGAATAATAAGAAGGCTAATTACGGAGCTTCGGCGTGATGGCGTGCCAATCTGCTCTGATACTGACAGCGAAGGCGGAGGTTACTATCTTGCCGCAGCAGGCGGAGAGCTTGAAAACTATTGTATGAGGTTGAGGATCAGGGCGTTGAAAACGCTCAGGATGGAGGCAATATTAAGGAAGATGACACTGCCTGAGCTGATTGGACAGCTCAACTTAAATGTAGGAGGGAAAAAATGAAAGCTATAGCAGCAAAAAATCAGGATACAGTGAGACTTAAAGTTGAAGATTTGCTTGCAAAGATAAAGATAAACAAACAAATGCTTGAAGCAATTGAAAATCAATATAAAGGAGAAATTGAAGCAATCAGAAGCAAATACTACAGGCACATTGAGGAAGTAAAAAACGACATAAGGCAGTATGAAGAAGAACTTCAGAAGTTTGCGTTCAGACACAAAGCAGAGCTTTTCACTGGAGACATAGCGGATTTTCAGAATGGAAGGCTCATATATCAGATAAAGAAAGCAGTCAAGCGGGTGCGTGGGATACTTGAAAGACTTGAGCAACTTGGCTGGAACGAGGCAATAATAATAGAGAAAAAAGTCAACTGGGATGAAATAGAAAAATGGACTGATGAGAGACTGATTGCAGTGGGCACTGAAAGAGTAATAAAGGAAACAATAAACTATGAGCTTAAGTAAAATGGACTGGCTCAGAGAGCTTTCAGAGGAAGAACTGTCAGGATTGCTTTATGGCGATCTCTCTCTCATATACTCTCTCTGTGGCATAGACACACTCATCAAAGTATGCGAAAATCTCATGGGAATGAATCTATATATAAGTTCTAAGCCAATAAAAGACGCGGTTAAGCTCTATGTGAGAAAAAATTTCAATGGGCATAATCACAAAGAGCTTGCTGTAAAGCTTGGAGTAAGTCAGCGCTATATATATGATATTATAGAGAAAGAGTTAAGGCATGATCAAAATAGAAATTGATGACAGACAATTCAGGGAAGCTATACAAAAACTCATTCAGCGTGGCATAGACAGACGCCCCTTGATGCGTAATATTGCAATGATCATGCATAATGCAGTTGAGGAAAACTTTGCACAGCAAGGACGCCCCAGCTGGAGACCTCTGAGTCCAAAAACAATCAAAGCAAGACAGCAAAAGGGTTACTGGCCGGGGTCAATACTTCAGATGAGGGGAAGACTGGCAAGTTCGATCACAGCACAGAGCGATAACGACAAAGCGATGGTGGGAACAAATGTAGTCTATGCGGCTATACATCAGTTTGGAGGAAGGGCTGGCAGAGGACACAGGGCAGAGATCCCTGCAAGGCCCTTCCTGAGCCTCACAGAGGAAGATTTAAACGACATTAAAGAGACAGTTATTGACTATTTAAAGGGGGTTTAAAAATGCTTACTCTTGTTTATGATAAAGAACTTTTTGATCTTTTCAGAGAATATAGTAAAAAATTTGGAATAGAATTGATTGCAGAAGAAACTTTAAAAAAAATAGAGGAGGTAGGAATTTTCCATATAATAGACTTACCAGACTTAGATTATGATGTCATAAAAAAAGAAATCCAAAAATGTATAAACAACATTGCAAATCCTTATATTGATGATATTGATTTTTTCTTTACGCTTGCTGGTTGGACCAAAGAAAAAATAGAAGAAATAAGAAGAGGGGATATTCTTTTTTAACCCATAAGAATTTTTTTCATAATCTTTTCAAACTCCTGCACAACAAAGAAGCAATGCCCTTGCTTTCTGATAAAATTAAGTGCCGATCTATCATTTCTTGCCCATAAAGCAAACAATGATGCTATTGCTTCTTTAATATCACGATCTGGTGCATCCAAGTAATATCCTTTTTTATGTCCGTAACTTCCATAAATTTTTTGTCTTGTAAGCCCTTCAAAAAAGCATGATACATCTGGGTCACCGTAATAAAGTTCTCTCGGTCTCAGTTCAGGGATAAAATCAATATTAGAGAACAATTTTTGAGCTTCTCTGAAGTGATAGACAAACTCTTTTTCAATTTTGATTTTGAAAAGCTCGTCAAGATGGTGCCCGAATTCATGAATAAAATCTCCTTGTTTTTTCGAATTTGAATTAATAAATATAGTTTTTGTAAGTGGATTATAACGAGAAGTCTCAGAGGTTGATATATATTTAGCGGTGAATTTATATTTTTCAATAATAATTCTTGCTTCCTCATTGCATTTTTCAACCTCAGCCTGTAAAAAATCCCTTAATTTTTTATTTTTGATAAAAGAAAAGTACGGATAATCTTTATAGAATTTTGCTTTTAAATCATCGGTGTATTTGCTCATATCAGGAAACCACGCAGCTAATCCGGGATTATGCCCCCAGCCCACATCTGTAGGGATTTCCATTCCAGTAACAGGATCGTGATATACAGCAACAGGCTGAAGCTCGCCTGTTTTTTTGCTTACGAGCTCATCTTTCCATGTAATTTTGCCCTCTGCCGAGTCAACTGGAAGCCCTTTTCTGTCAATGTCTTTTTGGCTGAGTGCACGAACACGGCAACGACAATTGAACCCATTCGGTGGGTAATGGGTCTTCCAGAAGGGATCGTCATATCGGAAAATCTTGCCGTGCAATGCCCTGTGGGCTGGTCTTGTGCGAGAGTCAAGCACAGCAACATATTGCCAGTACGGATGGGTGTCGGTTGATTCCATCATTGTTTTGTATCTGCCAGCCATGTATGCAGTCTGCATATTTACATTAAAAATGGTTTTCAGCCTCCAGGGTGAGCCCTCAAGGAATCTTTCAACCCTGCCATCAGGATAGACTGCAAACTTATATCCCCACCACCCTTTTGCCTTCAGGCGTGGCTCAAGCTCCTTACGAAATTGCTCAAGACTGATGCCTTCATTAATGGCTTTCTGAACCATTTCCCTGATGTCCTGTAGAATGTCCATCCTCATAGCCTTTGCAACAGTGAAAGCCTTTGCATGGGCTTCCTGCCACATTTCCCACCAATCCCAGGTAAGCTTGTATCCTTTGGCTTTGAAATACTCTATTGCCTTCTCTGGAGGAAGTCCTATTGCGTATGCAAGATCAATACTTTCTGGCATTGAGCATTCCCCACAGCTCGCTAACAAAGATTGCCCTTGAAAGCATCTGCTCAATTGCAGATGTATCCATATCTGGATAAGTTTCTACGAGTTTTTCCATTATTTCCTCGTATGAAGTACCTTCTTTAATAAGTTCTATAATTGGTTTGAGCACTCCTTCCATCTGAGATTGTAGTTCTTCAGGAGATATAGATTCCATTGCATCGTCAATTGCCTGTTGATCAGGGAAAGGTGATTCTTTTTTTTCGGCAAACTCTGTTTTTGTGGTGTTTTGCTCTGAAACCTCAATATCTTCGTCTTCAAGGGCATACGCCTTTTGAAAGTATTGTTTGGTAAATCTGAGACCTGATTTTTCAAGGGAGTTGGAGATTTTTTCATCTCTCTCTGCAAGGTTTTTGTCTATATCTGATTCCTCATACATGGAAAAAACAGGCATCTCGCCATCTGAAAAATTTATTTCGTATATCCATTTGATTAGCTGATTTATCGCTTTTTCAATCATTTTTTTGTCGCTGTTGATGAGGTCTTTTCTTACCTCCATGTGCACCTGGGCTGCTGCATAAGAACCGCCTTGAACCTGTGTTGTGAGGTTTTGCCCAAGCAGCGCAATTGCAATCTCCTGATCGCAGTAATCAAGTAGCTCCCTGTATATTCCAGCCGATGCCGACTTGGCAGAAGCTTCAAGTACCTCAACAGAGGAATCATCCGGTACAACTGCAATTGCATCTTGAATCATTGCCTCAAGCATGCCGGCAAACCTGTCTGTTTCTTCTTTTGAGGTTCCGCGAGGATGCTTACCGATGAGAAAGGGCATGCCGTACTTTTCAGTGAACATAACCCAGAACTTAAGGCCGCCTTTTTTGAATGTTACGGGCCAGAAGCACTTGCTAAGAGCAGGCTCGCCATAGGGATTTTTATATGTGGCATTATGCTGCACAAGTAAAAATTTATGTTCTGGTACGGGTTCACCGTTCAGTTTCTCTTTTGTTCTGAGCATCAGGTTATTTTCTTCATCAAACACAAACCACTCCTGAGGCTTGCCAACGATACGGGCAGGAAGAATATAGGAGCCAACTTTTTCCCACACGACCTCACACACAGCATAGCCGAATAGCACAGCATCAAGCATCTCTGAGATTACTTGATATATGTCTATATTAGAGAAAACTTCTTTAATAATCCTTGCCTGTCGTGATTTTGCCTTGCCTTTGTCAATATCCCACTCAAGCGAGAGCACGCCTGCCTTTCTACTGCCTGCACATCCTGAAACACGTGCATCTGTAAGAAGTTCATGATATACGGTTATATCCTTGCCCTGTTTTTTTAGCACAGGGTCAGGATTTGGCAGATAAAAACCGAGCGAGTAAAAATCTATAGCCCCTTTTCTTGTGGCAATCTCTTCTGTGAGTGAGGCAGGTTTATCAGCAGCAAACCTAATAAAAGTCTTTTCGTCTATCCAGATACCTTTCATATTGCCTCCTAATATCCTCTTGTAAGTTCTAATGCCTGACGCCTTGAACGGCTAACAATGTATGGCATCTCGGACGGTTTTGCTCCTGCATGTACAGCCAGGGCCAATGCCCAGAAATAGTCTCCATGCCCTTCAGATTCTGTTCTGTCTGCGTCATATCTTATATTGCCAGCTTCGGTGACATACTTTTTAATGCTGTGTATGTCTCTGATAAGCCCCTGATGGCTCATGATTTTGAGGGCATTTTTTTCAAAGAGCATTCTTGTATAGGTAACAAGGCTTTCTTTAACAGGCTGGGTGAATGTAACAGACTCAACAGTAGAGCCATATTTTCTCTGAAGCTCTTCTGCAAGTTGCATTCCAAGACCTGTTGAATCTATGCATATTCTATGTGGCTGATAAGTGTTTTTAAGCATCTCTATCTTAAGCCTTTGAGCCTCAAAGTTTTCTTTATACATTTCATCAATGTGCCTTACATAAAAGACATCGCCAAGTTTTTCAACGACCACGATAGCGGTGATGTCTCTTTTTCTTCCGATGTCAATGCCCATGTAAAATATTCCTCTCTTTATGCCATCCCAGCTGTCACACTCTGAGGATACGGCATTAAGGATCATCTCAAGCGGGAAGTAGCTGAATGCTTCGTCTATAAACTCACACTCAAACTCCTGAGCAAAGGCATCAGCATCCATTGTGCGTTTAAACATCTCTAAATCTATGTTTAAGCCCTCATTAATTGCATCATAAATTGTTACTTTGTGCTTGCTGAAGCCAAGCTGGGTAGCGTTCTCCCAGAGCTCATAGAATTTGCCCGATTTGCCAGCCGGGGTGGAGACCACACGCACGGAGTAGCCTTTAGAGATGATTGGAAGCATGGCAGTCCATATGGCTTTGCTGTCCTTGTGAAAGGCAAACTCATCAAGGAAGACATGACCGGAATATCCACGAACTGTCGTGGGAGAGGCAGGCAAAGCAACTATCTTAGAACGATTGGGAAGCATTATCTCTGAGCGGGACTCACGGATAAGCCTGAGATCTATAACTTTTTTAAATACATCAAGCAGAGAGGCAATCCTGTCCATGACTTCCATAGACTGCCTTTCGGTTGTTGAAAGGATCAGAATTGAACATCGTTTTTCAGTTGCAAATTTCAGTGCTTCAAAGCAAAGAGAAGTTGTCTTTCCAATCTGTCTTGCAGCAAGCCAGATTTTTAGCCTTGATTTATCTTTTATCCAGCGCTCCTGGTATGGATAAAGCTTGAAGCTCATGACTCACCGAATGCTTCGGAAAGAGCTTTCTTAAGGACTTCTTCAATATTGACCTGCTCTTTCTTTTCAGCTATTGCAGTTTCAAAGTCCTTTGCCTTCATGATGAGAGGAAGAATTCTTGCAAGTGCATAGAGCCTTCCTGTGTCAACCTTTTCTCCCCTATCCCAATCATCCATAATAGAGCGTGCAAGTTTTCTTGCAAAAACAAAGAGTTCTTCAGAAAGACTCTGCTTTTCCTTGAGAAACTGAGCCCTTTTTCTCTCCCAGTCACCTTCTTCTTTCCATAGCCTGACAGTTTTTTCCCCAAGCTTCAGTCGTGATGCAATCTCAGAGATTGTGCACTGTTCAACAACATAGAGGCGTTCAGCTTCGTTGAAATACAGATGTTTTTTAGCCATTTAGCTCTCTTTCCAGTTTTGCTATTTTTTCTTTAAGCTCTTTCATGTCAGAGATGCATTCATTCAGTCTCTGCATCATAATGAGAGCCTTTTCAGAGTCAATCAGCGTCATGTCTTCCTCGTATGGATTGAGCAGATTCCTGATTGCCACAAGTAACCCGCTTGCTTCAAGGTCTTTTTCCCTGTAGCGTTTCCTTGCATCTGCAAGGTAGCCTTTTAGCATTACTCTTTCGCTCATTTAACCATCTCCTTCTTAAGGGGACATTGCATCCCCGTGTCAATTTTATATTCAATCCTTGATACAGAGCTGACCATCCATTGCAGTGTCTCTAACTGTTGCTGCAGATATTCCTGCTGTGCTCTTTCTCTGTCCTCCATATTTTCAATGATTTGCATGAGAATTTTTGTGTGTGCCTTGTGATATATAAAAAACACGATAAAAATCAATGCAGGAAAGCCTACATATTTGACAAGCTCAATAAAAAATGGCAGTTCATTCATTGGACTCTCCTTTTTTCTTTTTAGAGTAGCTATTTTCTTCTGAGGCAATCTTTTGAACTGTTCAAAAGATTACGAGCATTTTCTTTATTTATGCTAAAGAAAATATCTGCGGGAGGTGAGATATTGCAGATAGAAGTATTCAGAGCAGGCACATGGACTGACTCAGCTGGAAACACCCGTACATGGACAGAGGAAGACCTTGACAAAATTGTTCAAAAATACAACTCACAGAAAGAGCACGAAGCTCCTGTTGTAATAGGGCATCCAAAAGACAATGCTCCGGCGTATGGCTGGGTGGAGCAACTTGAGAGACGTGGCAAAAGCATCTGGGCAAAGATAAGGCCAACAGTGCAGGAGTTTGTTGACTGGGTGCGTCAGGGGCTGTATAAAAAGGTCTCAATAAGTCTGTATCCTGATCTACTTCTCAGACATATCGGGTTTCTTGGTGCTACGCCGCCAGCTGTAAAAGGGCTTACGCCACCACAGTTTTCAGACTCTCAATATACCGAGTATGAACTAAACTTCAGGGACTGGACAGCTGACGACAGAGAAAAACTTGCAAAAGGACAGCTAAAGGGAGCATTTGCAGGACCAAATAGAAGCTTTCCAATAGCATCATGTGAAGATGTCTCTGATGCGTGGAAACTTGCAGGGCAGGCAGAAAATCCTGATCAGATTCGTAGAAACATCATAAAGATAGCAAAAAAATACGGCTGGGAGGACTGCCTCCCGGATACAGCCATACAATGGGCTAAAGAGCACAACATACAACTAAAGGAGGAGGATATGGAAGAAAAACTCAAAGAGCTGGAGGCTCAGCTCAAAGAAAAAGAGAGGCTACTTGCTGAGTTTGCTGAGAAAGACAAGGCAAAGGATGAAGAAATAGCAAGACTCAAAGCAGAGATTGAAAAGATTGAGAAGGAAAAGAGGCGCAATCAGTACGAATCATTTTGTGAGGAACTCATCCGTGAAGGAAAGATGCTTCCAGCATGGAAAACAAAAGTGATTGAACTGATGGAGATATTGCATGCAGTTGGAGAACATGAGTTTTCAGAAGGTAAAAAGCCTGCTGAGGTAGCATTCAAAGAGTTTCTCACATCAATGCCGAAGGTGATCAGCTTTGAGGAGATTGCAAAGAAAGACAAAACAGGCTCTAAATCAATATCAAGACAGGAATTTGAGGCAATGGACGCACAGGCCAAATATGAATATATAAAATCTGGCGGAATAATTTTATAAGGAGGAGGATAATATGGCTAATACACTAACAGGATTAATTCCAACAATCTACAAGGCTCTCGATGTTGTATCAAGGGAGCTGGTGGGGTTTATACCATCTGTTTTTCTGAATGCTGCAGCTGATCAGGTAAAAAAAGACCAGACAATTACATACCCTGTTACAAATGCTTATAGCGCATCAGATATAGTACCTGCGGCAACAGGACCTAATCCTGCTGCTACAACAGTTGGTACTGACTCAATGTCAATTACTAAGGTTCGTAGTGTCACATTCTACTGGGAAGGTGAAGAAATTAAAGGACTTAATACAGCTAATCTATATGAATCGCTTCTTCAGGCGCAATTTGCCCAGGCCATGCGGACGCTCGTAAATGAAGTTGAAGCAGACCTTGCTGCCTTATATATAAATGCCTCCCGTGCATACGGTACAGCAGGAACAACACCATTTGGAAACAACCTTGAAGATTTGGCACAGGTCAGGAAAATACTGGCTGACAACGGAGCACCAATGAGTGAACTTCAGCTCGTCATAGATACTACAGCGGGTGCAAAATTAAGAAGTCTCGGGCAACTCACAAAGGCAAATGAGGCAGGCTCAACAGACACGTTAAGGCGTGGGGTGCTTTTAGATGTCTTTGGATTTCAGATTAGAGAGTCTGCACAGGTAAAGACACACACTAAGGGAACAGGCAGCGGATATCTTGTAAATGCTCCAAGCGGGCTTCCAGCAGGAACCACAGTCATTCCTGTTGACACTGGCAGCGGAACAATACTTGCAGGAGACGTGGTAACATTTGGCAGCGATCCAACAAAGTATGTTGTAACCAGTGGTCTTTCCGGTGGAACATTTACCATTGCACCACCTGGTTTGCTCACAGCAGTTGCAGACAATACAGCAGTAAACATAGTAGGCAACCATACATGCAACATGGCATTTGCAAAATCAGCAATACATCTTCTCTGCAGAGTGCCAGCCATGCCGGCGGGAGGAGACGCTGCAGACGATGTCATAACTGTCACTGATCCTGTATCAGGTATCTCATTTCAGGTTGCCTTATATCGCCAGTACAGGCGTATAGCCTATGAAGTGGGTCTTGCATGGGGAGTCAAGGCGGTGAAAAAAGAGCATATAGCTCTGCTTCTTGGGTAAGGAGGATAAAAATGGCTAAAAAGAGGGATGAAAATATTGATGAAGCTGAAAATCTTGCTGAAAAAAAGCTTGTAAAAATGATTCGTGATGGCGATGTAGAGCCAAAAACAGCAGATGTGCATCCTGACATGGTTGAAGACTATAAAAAGGGAGGCTGGAGGATAGCTGAACAATGAGCTACTGCACGCTTAACGATCTCATAAAAGCGATTCCTGAAGAAAATCTCATACAGCTTACTGATGACAATGGAATGGGGGTGATAGATGAAGAAAAGATAGATGAAGCCATAGCATATGCGGGGCAGCTGATAGACGGCTACTTGAGGGGCAGATACTCTGTCCCTCTTGACCCTGTTCCAGAGCTAATCAGAAGGCTTGCAGTTGACATGGCTGTATTTCATCTGTATTCAAGACGGTTTGAGCTTGAGATGCCACAGAGCATGATTGACAGGCGCAAAGAGATCATCAGACTTCTTGAGCAGATTCAGCAAGGCAAAGTTCAGCTTGGCATAGAAACAGATAAGTCACCGGGTCAGGGATACTATCAGAGCAATAAAACTGAAGAGGACAGATTTTTCAATAAAACGCTTTTAGAGAGGTTTTAATTTGAAGGGGGATATCAGAGTATGGGTCAGGTAAAAAAAGAGGCTTATAAGCGATTCTACGAAGCGATTTTAAAAAGTGGACATTTTAAAGTTTTAAATGCCTTTTAAAGGGGGTTTAAGAGGGTATTAAATGGCATTTAAAAAATTGATAAAAAATATTATGTTAAATTTTTTTGTCAGTGACAATGAAGGAGGTTTGATATGATACTCGGTGCAATTCTGGGGCTGTTAGGGGCAATAATCCCTGAAGGAATTAAGATTTTCAAAGAACGACAGGACCATAAGCATGAAAAAGAGATGCTTGAGCTTCAGATGCAGTACCAGCGAGAGATGATTGAGGCTCGCATTCAGGAAGCAAGGGCTTTAGCAACGCTGGAGCTTGACAAAGAGGCATATCGCTATGCACCAACAGATGTGAAGCCAACCGGTAATTTCTGGATAGACCTTTTGCAGGTTATAGGTGCATTTTACAATCAGACAGTGAGGCCTACTCTCACATACTTAGTCATAGCTTGCTGGCTTATGGTCAAATATGCAAGCTGGCAGATAGCAGGAGGCAATCTTGAGGTGCTCCCTCAGATATGGACAGAGGCAGACAATGAATTCGTTGCAGCAGTGGTCATGTTCTGGTTTGGTGGTAGAGCGTTCAGCAGGACTTTCAAAAGAATATGACTGAAAGAGGCATTGAGCTCATAAAACGCTTTGAGGGCTATAGCCCTACAGTATATCTCTGCCCTGCAGGGTATCTAACTATTGGGTACGGCCATGTGGTCAGGCCAGAGGAGAGGGAAATGTTTGCGAAGGGAATTACAATGGAGCAGGCAGAGGAGCTCCTCAGACAGGATCTCTCAAAATACGAGAAGGCAGTTATCTCACTCCTTCAGCCTGTAGCCTTCAGCCTTCAGCCTCAACAGATAGATGCCTTAACAAGTTTTGCATACAATGTTGGACTTTATGCTCTGAAAGCATCCACGCTGAGAAGAAAGATTTTAAGAGGTGATCTTCTTGATGCAGCGGATGAATTCCTCAAATGGGTCTATGCAGGTGGCAGGAAACTTCAGGGGCTTGTGAGGAGAAGACAGGCAGAGCGAGAGCTATATCTTGAAGGGGTTTTGCAATGACCATAGCAGATATTGAGCAGGCAATAATTGACAGGCTCAAAACAAAGATACAGGGGCTTGAAATCACAGGCTTTCCAGAAAAGCCGAAAGAATACAGGCTTCTACATCCAAAAGGAGCCTTGCTCGTGAGTTATGCGGGCTCAACATTTTCAGAGCCCCAAAGTGTGAATGCGATTGTCCAGGAAAGAAAGATGGAGTTTGATATCACAGTTGCCATGAGACATCTACGGACACACGAAGGAGCATATGCATATCTTGACGCAGTGAGGATTGCGCTGACGGGATATAGAATCACAGGCTGCTCAAAGATGTATCCAGTGAAGGAACAATTTCTTTCAGAGGACAATGGGATATGGCAGTACAGCATTACATTCACTCTGACAGCTCCTGCAGTTGAGCCAACAGAGAAAGAAACAACTGTACTTTTAAGAAAAATAACAGCAACAGATGATTATGATACAACGATAATAAAAAAGGAGGGCTATGATGGCTAAGTATGTGTATCAGGGTCCGCCATCGGGAGTAACACTGAACGATGGCAAAGAGGCTTTGCTTTTCCCCGGTGCTGAGATAGAGCTTCCAGAGGAAAATGATTATGTGAAAACGCTGATAGCAATTGGATACCTGAAAGAGGTAGCAGAGAAAAACGAAATAAAACAGTTTAAAGGTAAAAAGGAGGTAAAAGAAGATGCCAGCTAATTTCTTGCATGGTGTTGAAACAATTGAGATTGAAAAAGGTGCAAGACCTATAAGGGCGGTAAAAACAGCAGTGATAGGTCTTGTTGGAACTGCTCCAATACAGGATGTTGAGAGCGATTACAGAACTGTAAATAGACCAGTTTTAATATTGAATGATAGGGATGCGGCAAAATACTTTGGCACTCAGAAAACAGGCTACACAATCCCGCAGGCACTGGATGCAATATTTGATCAGGGAAGCGGTATTGTCATAGTGGTAAACGTATTTAATCCTGATGTGCATAAAAATGCACAAAATGAGCCAGATCCTTCGCAGGTAACAGTATCTGATATTATAGGCGGGACTGATGCTTCAGGCAATAGGACCGGCATGCAGGCATTCAAAGACTGCTACAATCTCTTTGGCTTCTTCCCGAAGATTCTCATTGCACCTGTCTATTGCACACAGGTAAGTGTAGCAACAGAGCTGAATGTTATGGCAGGAGCAATTAGGGCAGTAGCAATAGTTGATGCCCCAGCAGGAACAACATTTCAGCAGGCAATAGCTGGAAGAGGTCCAAATGGTTCAATCAACTTCAACTTTTCATCTGAAAGGATGATACTCTGCTACCCGCACCTGAAAGTCTATGATCCA